CACTTTGTAATGAATGGAACTGACCCTAATCAGATGAAACAACTTTATGAATACCATGTAAAGATTGGTTCTGATAAAAAGACTGTTGATGAATTGTTATTAAAACATCACAGATGGATTACATGGGTTGAAGAGAATGATGAAGTCCACATCATTCCAGAGAATTACGGTGGTTGGAGTGCAGGCCCAATCGCAGTAAGAATTGCATTAGAAGAAGATAAACCAACAGAAGTATTTCTAATTGGTTTTGACCTAGGCAGTTCAAATGGGTTAGTCAATAACTTGTATAAGGATACAGACAACTATCTCTCAAGTGAGGCAGTTGTAACTCCATCTACAAATTGGATAACCCAACATAAACAGAACTTTACTGATTACCCAGATGTAAAGTTTTGGAAGGTGAATCCTGCCCCACTTGGAACAGATGGCAGAAGTCAGTTTGTAGAAGAGTGGAGAGATTGTAATAATCTTGAATACATAGAACAAGAAAATTTAGATTTAGTTCTTGACTATGGCGTTTTATTATGATATAAATATAGTTATACATTATGAAAGAAGTGACAATACTTAAACATACGAAAAAACATATACACATAAGGAGAAAAATATGTCTATTTCAGCACTACGCAATGCAAACTCGCTAGATAAACTTCTAGCACAAGTCCAGAAGGACGAATCCCCTGTACAGGAAAAGAAATCCTATGTCGATGAACGACTATGGAAACCAGCGGTGGACAAGGCAGGCAACGGTTACGCAGTAATTAGGTTCTTGCCAGCACCAAAGGGTGAAGAACTTCCTTGGGTTCGTGTTTGGAATCATGCATTCCAAGGCCCTACTGGACAGTGGTACATCGAAAACTCTCTTACCACTCTAAATCAAAAAGACCCTGTATCTGAGTATAACACTCAGTTGTGGAACTCAGGTGTCGAGAGTGATAAAGAGATTGCTCGTAAACAGAAGCGTAAGTTACAGTATTACTCTAACATCTACGTTGTACAAGATTCTGCCCATCCAGAAAATGAAGGTAAAGTGTTCATTTACAAGTATGGTAAGAAAATCTTTGACAAGTTGATGGAAGCAATGCAGCCTGCATTTGAGGATGAAACTCCAATCAACCCATTTGATTTGTGGGAAGGTTCAAACTTCAAACTCAAGATTCGTAAGGTTGATGGTTACTGGAACTATGATAAGTCTGAGTTTGGTGCAAAAGAACCTCTCGCTGGTTCTGATGAGGAACTAGAAGCGGTTTATGGTAAAGAACATTCACTACAGGAATTTCTTGCACCTACCAACTTCAAATCTTATGATGAATTGAAGGCACGTTTGGATGCAGTTCTTTCGGGAACTGTTGCAACAGGTAAAACTGCTGCTCAACAGTTGGATGAGGATGAAGAAGACTTCACTCCAAAGTTCAAGTCTGCTCCAACACCACAACCAGTATCGGTTGGTGATGATGAAGATGATGACGCAATGTCATACTTTGAGAAGTTGGCAAACGATTAAGGCGAGGTAATGTTGCCTGTGGCTGAGTAAGACTCGCACAAAAATTACCAATACTGTAGAAGACCGAAGGGGAAGTGATGTAAAAGTCGCTTCCCCTTCTTTTTTCATCATGGCAACCCCCTTTTACCTAAATAGTATTGAGAGAAAAGGGAGATGTTATGGGAGAGGTGTTACAACTTATCGCTGAAGTAGGTTTTCCTATTGCAGCTGCACTAGCCGGTGGGTACTTTGTTTTCTTAACAATGCGGTTTATCCTCGGCGGTGTTCTTGATTCTGTTAAAAATCTTACTAATATCATTAATGCCTTAGACAATCGGGTGAGAACTATGAACCACGATGTGATTCGTATTGATACGCTCATGAGTAATGCATTTGGTGTTCAACCAGATATTGACAGAATTGCAAGAGCTGATGGCAAAAATGACGCAAGGAGAGATTAGCCATGATGTGGGTAGATTATAATATTGACCAAGCTGGAGATAACTTTAGAGTTGTCGGTGAATGGCCTGGCGAAGTAATGGGAAAGAAAAAAGATGGAACAGATAAACAGTATGCTCTTTATCGTCCAGGCGATGTCTTTCGTGTAGATGAAAACGGTTGGTTGGTTAAGATACACCAACAAGACGGCGTGGTTAGAGGTTAATGGAAGAGTTTAGTATAGCTGCCGCAATTAATCAATATGGATTTCCGATTATTGCTGCAGTAGGGTTAGGTTATTTTGTCTATTACATATGGACATGGGCAACACGAGAAATTGACCCTGTAATCGGCGAGTCTACTAAAACTCTTATTGCACTGATAGACCGTGTAAGAATGTTAGACAATGATTTAATACGTTTGAATCAAAAGTTAAACATGATTTTGGAATTTCAAAGAAAACAAGAGTTAGAAAAAAGTAGGAAAAACAATGAAGAGGATAATTAGTATACCTTTAATTGTTCTTGCAACACAAGTTCATGCTGATAATTTGACGTTCAAATTTGACAATCCATCCTTTAATGGAAATGGATACAGTAGCCATGTACTATCAATTGAGCAGTTGCAGTTCACTCGTAAAAAAGATATCCAAGACGAACAGGAGTCTAAACTACGAGAAGCAAAAAGAGAAGAAGAGAACAAAACTATCAACAAGTTTATTAACAATGTTGAGTCTCGTATCTATGCTCAGTTATCAAAACAAATGGTGGATAATATGTTCACTAATACTGGTGACACCACTGGTACAGCACAATTAGATGGTGCAACAATCTATTGGGTTAAAGACGCATCAACAGGCACAATAACAATACAGATAACAGAAGAGGATGGAACATTTACTGAATTGGTAGTTCCTATAGATGGATTTGGATTCTAATGAAACAAATAATTCTGGTATGTACTTTGCTACTAGGACTAACAGGGTGTGCATCAATCGACAGCAAAGATTGGGAGCCTGCGAAGGAAGTAACAAAAGTACCAATTGAAAACCAGTTAAAAGTTTTACCAGAATTAGATGGTAAAAAGATAACAATTGCGGTTTATTCTTTCACTGATAAAACAGGGCAAAGAAAACCAAATGAAAGATTTAGTCAGTTATCCAGTGCAGTGACACAGGGGGCTGAGGTATGGGTGATAGACGCTTTACAAAAAGCGGGAAATGGAACTTGGTTTACTGTTGTAGAACGAGGTGGACTAGACAACCTTGTAAAAGAAAGACAGTTAATCAAGTCTACACGAGAAGTTTATGAAGGAGAAAAAGCTCCACCACTTAAACCATTGTTGTTTGCTGGTTTGTTGTTAGAAGGTGGAGTAGTTGGTTATGATTCCAACATCACTAGTGGTGGTGCTGGTGCGAGATATTTCGGTATTGGCGCTGACACACAATACAGAACCGACCAAGTAACAATTGCTATGAGAATTGTTTCTGTACAGACAGGGGAAGTATTATTGAGTGTTGCTACCGAAAAGACTATTGCTAGTTATGCGACTAGTGCTGATGTGTTTAGATTTCTAGACATGGGTACAAAGGCGTTAGAACTAGAAGCCGGTTCGGCAGTAAATGAACCTACTAATTATGCGGTTCGAGCAGCGATAGAAGAAGCTGTTCGTCAATTAATAATACAGGGCAAGACCAAAGAACTGTGGAAATCCAAAGAAGCAGACGCCCTGAGAAAAACGGAGACAAACAGTGCTACAGAAGAATAATATAGCAGTAGCCATTGCCCTGTTGATTTCATTATGGTTGAACCCTGCTACTGGTAACGACATTTATATAGAGCAGGCCGGTGATACATTAGACTTAGATATTACTCAGGACGGGCAAAATAACGTCATTGGCACTTCAAATGCAGCAGTGGATTTGAGTGGTGACACTATGACATTTAGTATTACACAAACTGGCGATAGCAATATTGTCAGTGCAACAATTAATGGTGACACTTATACAGGAACTTGGAGTTTCACTGGAAGTAATAACGATATAGATTTATTGTGTTCTAGTGCAGCTGCTGGAGACTGTGATACTGTAACTCTAAATGTTACAACAACAGGTGATGACAACGATTTTACATTTAGAATCGGCGAAACAAGTGGTTCAGATTCATCAACAGTTGCATTTACAGTTACAGGTGACAATAATATCATAAGTTCTACTATTAATGGACAATCAGCAGCATTGAGTGTTACACTTGATAACAGTGCTTCTTTGTCTACAAATAGTGCAGCTGGTGATGAAGGTGTTGCAATAACAACTACACAATCGGGTGATGGAGACATTAACGGACACGGAATAACTTTAGATATAACTGGTGGTGGTGGAACTGTAGATGTCACACAAAGTGGTGTCTACGATAACACAGTTGATTTAACTATTAATGGTGATAATTTCGATGTTGACATTACTCAGAGCGATTAGTGTAACGCTATTTTGTTTTATGTTACATTCGCCAGTCTACGCAAAGATTGGAGATGTGATTGAACAGAAGGGTGTGACTAATATTGACAG